TCTATGTTGATAATCTTTTCATTTGCCAAGATTTGGTTTGCTCCAACGAGAGGAGTACCTACTGTATGGTAAGCAGCAGTAGCAGTTCCAAGAACTGGAAACTGTGCTGACTTACCACTTGTGATAGTACGAACTGAATGAAGTTGCTCGTTGAAAATGTTATTTCTGGCAAACGCAGTTAGGACCTCTCCACTAAAAATTTTAAGGAAGAGATCGTTAAATCCTGTGCCAGAGTTATTAACCAAACCAAGGCGTGAAACTGTGGCGTTAGCCATGTTAAACTCCTTAGATAAAATTTATATTTGATTAAAAACTTTCATTCACTTTCGCCTATCATTTCACAAGTGTTATCTACCTCAGTAGGCACTCATAATATATAGAGTAATCGTTATTAAGTTTTTACAGACCCACAATTCCACTTGCGTAGAGCAAGAGCTTTGCGTGTCAATTTACCACCTTTCTTCAATGGTCCTTTTACCTTTTTCATTCTTGCACAGAAGGATTTTCTTCTGGCTTTCTGTCTAGGTGAAAGACCACTTGTTTTAGTTACAGGAGGTTTTAGATTACCACCTGTTGCATTGTTGTATTTCGTCCGACCTGCGGGAGTAAGACCACCTGTGGGGTCTTTATCCTTTTTAGTCATTGAAACACTAGCCATCTAAACGAAAGAGGTTATTTAAAATATAGCATTATTACGCAATCTTTAAACTATCTCTATTTTTTTTCTTCTTTTTATCTGGAAACCCTTTCTGCATATTTGCATAGGCTTCATCTGTAATAGTACTTTTCTTTTTAGAACGACTAATACCTTTTTTCTTTCTTTGATTAATGTTGTAGTAAAGACCTTTTTTAGCCATGATTAACCTTGAGTAAATACGTCACTACCAGCTAGACGTTTCTGAACATCTTCTGTGTAGGTTACATCTTTACCATAGCGTTGATCTGACATAGCAGCTACAACTTCTGCTGTTGATCTGTAAGGATTAGGACCACTTGATGCTGGTTTACCTGTAATTAAATTAGGTTCAGTTCCCATAGCTTTTGAGTATTGTTGATAAAGACCTTGCACCATGAGTTTTAATTGTGGTGCGGTCATAGTTTTAGTTGCTTCATTAAAATCTTCTATCTCTGCTTTCGGTAAACTTTCCATAGCCCAACTAACCATCTTGCCATAGCTATCATCACCACCTACTGAATCTCTAATACCTTTTACTTCTGCTTCTGCTAATTCTGCTTCTGCTTCCCCTGCTTCTCCATAACCCATTTCGGCTGCTCTACCTGTAAGGTAAGAATCTACAGCTCCTTTACTTAGTCCAGCATCTAATAAAGATTGATACATTTCTTCTGGTATTTCACCTTCATTCTTATGAAACTCTGCACTAATTTTGTATGGGTCAATTTCTGCTTCTTTAAAAATATTACCTAAAGTTTCACCGTAAGCTTCATTAACAGTTTCATAATTAACAGACCCATCTTCTGTATAAAAATCTTCATAACCTTCTGGGGTTTCAGTTTGGGTTTCAGTCTCAGCAACTTCTTCTTCTGTTACTGTACCAAGCTTACCTTCTAATTCTTTATAACTATTAGCAAGTTCTTCTACATTTCTAAACTTACCAAGTATCAGACCGTTTTCGTCTGTTTCATTTTCCGCTAAAGTTTTTAAATCTTCTTGAGACATTGGTGGTGTCTCTGTGACATTTACTTGTGATGAAGTCATAGTGGTTTTTTCTTTTAACTATAGTGAATTGTACTGCCATGTCTAGTGGTTACATCACCTGAGTTTTCTGGTACAGGGTTTTCTTCGTAAACACCTAGTTCACTAACGATAGCTTTTTCAGAAACAAACTTTCCATCTTCGTTTCTTTTTCTAGATTTTTTAGCTGGCATCTTGAGGTTCCTCCATTTGTTGGGTTTGTGCATTAGTCATATCAGCTTGTGCATTAGCAGCAGGGTCAAGAAGTTTTGAACCTAAAGCTGCTGGTCCAAGACTTTGAATGAGCTGTTGCTGTTGAGCTTGCTGCATTTCTTCTTGGATTTGCTCAGCATCTTTTACTAGGTTAGCAGTATCTATACCGATACTGGTAGCTAGTCGTTTTATGGCTTCATCTACATTGACGTACTGACGCATAACATCTGGTCCTAACGCTTGAGCTACAGTTGTTATAAACTCAATTAATTTATTCCTATCATTACCTCTGCCAAGTCCTTGAAGTCCAGTTACTATCTTAGGTTTGACTAATTTAGAATCTAGCTTTGCTACTTTGCCAGCTCTTACCATCATGTGAATACGTCTTTTTAAATATTTAAGTTGGAACTCTTGCGTCAAGATACTGTAAATTCCCCCAAGACTATTCTCTAGTTCTTGTGCCATAAGATTTATCTCGGCTGCTGTTACTCTTTCTGCGTCACGTTGTACTGATCTTGCCATCATAAAAGCATATTCAAGTCTTGCTTCTATCCTTTGAATAATTGTTTGTGCAACACTAAAGTCAGACCCTTTACCTACTTGCATGACAGAAATATCAGCAGCACTTCCTTCTCTGATAGCACCGTTGGGAGCCTTTGCAATAGTGCTTGCTCTTGTAATTCCATTAGGGTTAACAAGAAATAATACCTTTGCACTAGCAGCAGCACCTTCAATAATTGCTTGCATCAAAGACTCAAGTGTTATTAAGTCTCCTCTATATTCTTCTACATATCCCCTACCATAATCTTCACCATCAACTCTAATAAATCTTAGTGGAATCCAAGGTGATACTTCTTCTTTAGATTGACCTTGTGTATCTGGTATGATTTCACCTTTACATTCTTGATGCCAGATAACATCATCATTAAATCTTTTAATGCAAGTATAAATATCAAGATCATCTTCATAATTTTTGGCATCATAGCTTTCTTTTTGTCTTATCTTTTCTATGAAGTCAGCAGGTAAGGCTCTTGGATTAACAGATTCTTTTGTAAATATCTCTATGACATTACCTACCTCGTCACGTTTGCATACATATTTAGACAAAGGATATACCTTCAAACCTTTATCTGTTAAATAAAGCAAGACATTTCCTGATACTACTAAATGTTTTAAAGCTTCAAACATAGCAACCCTATCGTTAGAAACTTCTATCTCATTCATCAATACATTTTCATAAGACCGTAAACCTTTATCTATTTCACTTGCTAAACCTTCTTGTCCTTCTTTTACTAACTCTGTTCTATCAACTTCTAATTTAAAAAATGCTGTGCTTGGTGGTAGCAAAGTCATTAATAATTTATTCGATAAGCTATTAACACCACGACTACCTACAGCTTGGAAAGGTGTTTTTAATTTAGCTCTAGTACCACTTGTCTGTTCTGGTATAAGACTAGGTATCGTAAGCTTTGACGATTCTTTAGCTTCTCTATCGTATGTTGATCTTAACGAAACAAGTTGTTCGTATTTGTTTGCTGCTGTAGAGCCTTCCATATCATGTTGGATAGTTTAAATTATTTGCACCCATACCCATAGTTGTTGTAAGTAAAGGTATTTGTAAAGACCTAGTTCCTAACATCTTAGGTTTATTTACTTCTGTTTTTGTAGTACCAGTTTTCTTTTTCCTTGAAGGTCTTTTCTTTCCTACCGATACAGTTTGTGCAGTAGTTTCTATTGCACTATCTACTGGCTCTGGATCTGGGGGAGCTGGTGGCTTTGGTCTACGCAAACACATAATTATGCTGTCCTCGTTTTAGAGTACCTTCTTTTATTATAGTTGTCTTTTGCTTTTTGTTGTCTAGCATTTCTAAGGTTTCTGTCTTGAACTGTATTGTTTCTCCTTGAGCCGCCAGTAAGTGCGGAAGTTGTAGCTAGGTTTTGTTGGCTTGGGTCTACATAAGTTCCTTCTTCTTTCTGTCTTTTAATCATCAAAGACTCAGTAGCTTTTTTTGTATCTTTAGGATTATCTACATCTGTTTGTTTACCTGTTACAACAGGTGGAGCATTACTAAACTTAGGTTTCTTTTCGGTAGTAGCTGAACCTCCCATACCAAAACACATGACTAATTCTCCAATACGCTTTCAGTTAACATGGTTTCTTTTTGTCTTAGCTGTTGTTCTATAAGAAAGTCTACAACAAATCTTTGACCAGCTTTAAACCATATCTCTCTATCAGATAAAGATAAGTCAGGGTGACGTTGAGGAAATACAGTATCTAAACCATTTATAAGTTCATCTGTAATAGGTGGCAGATTTCTATTTTCCACAATAAAAAGCTAGATATATTTATATTATATGTTAGTATGCAAATAGCAAGGAGTGGTTACTTTGCTGCAACACAACCTCCATTAGTGAGATAGGGTGGGTTGATTTTTTACAAGACCCTAGATGAGTGGTTCCATCTAGGGTTTTGTTTTGGGATTCCATAGTTTTACTTCACCTGTACTGTAGTTATAGTCTCCTTCTCTTAATATTCTTGTAAGTCTTACATTGAGAATAGCATCAGCAATACTATGACCTTTCTTTGTATATGTCTCCTGTACTTTTGACCATAGTGCTTCTCTAGTATCAGGTGTATTAGCTAGTGTTTTAGAAGCAGTAACCATACCCATACCTTTAAGACCTGCAATACCATCACCTGAGTCACCAGCTAGTGACATTTCAAACCAATGCCTATCAGCTTTCTTCTCTGTGATATGTAAGATCTCATCTTCTTGTATTAACTTACAAGGTATAGTCTTCATGTCTTTATCAACAGAAACTATGATTGGATTTTTATACTGACCGTTCGTGGCTAAAAGACCTAATACATCATCACCTTCTAAGTTTGGATAAGCAGCAGATTCATACTCATTCTTAATTTTTTTAATAATACTTTTAAGTGCTAGTGGTTTTCGTTTACCTATCCTATTAAGTTTGTACTCAGGAAATATTTCATGTCGAAATGTAGGGTAAGAAGTAAAGCACATAACCACATCATGCTTGTCTTCTGCTATCTGTTTATATACTTCTAACCTGTTTTCAATCAGGTTCATAATATCTCTTTCATCAGAGTGAAGAGTATGTTGCCATTCATTCCACCTTGTATCTACTTCGCAAGCACAACAAGAAGAATAGACTAGCCAATCAGCATCAATTAATAAAGTCATAGTTCAGCAAAATCATTTTCATATACGATTAATCGACCTGTCTTTTGGTCGTATAATAATTTATCTACCTCACCTGTCATCCCTGTATGTCTAGACTTGAGTACCTTTAACTGTAATCGCTGTCTCTCACTAGCATCCCCTGTCTGGTTTCTGGAAGCCGAGAGTACGACATCACTTAGTTGAAGTAGTGAATGAGATCCTCTTAAGTCTGAAGTATCAACCTCCCTGCCTGACTCATGTGATTGTCCTTGTGGCCTTCGTAAGTGACTGACTAATACAAGAGCTATACCAGTAGCTTCACATAAACTTCTCAGCTTGGTCATTATTATATCTATTGCTTTACGTTCATTATCTAATTCAAGACCAGATAAAACTATACTGATGTGGTCAAGAATTACTACCTGCACTCCATCAACTGTTGCTAAATATCTTATCTGTTCTAGCAATACATCAGGTTCAAGACTTCCAAAATGATTGTATAAAAAAAGACTGCGACTTGACGTAAGTTTGTCAAATGCAGTCCGTAGCTTAGTTTCGTCTATACCATCTTCATCTAAGTGCAAAGGTACATTCATGTCAATACCTACCAGACCTTGAAGAGTTCTTTGTACTGATTCTTCAAGTCCTATATAACCAACCTGTAATCCTCTCTTTAAAAAGTGATGGCAAAACTCCCTGCAAATTGTGGATTTACCTGCTCCACTTGCGGAAGCTACTGTGAATAGCTGACTAGGAAACAAACCTCTTGTAAAATTGTTTAACTTTGGAAAAGGAAAATCTGTTACAGCTTTACTTGTTTCTTTAGTAAACAAATCCCAAGCGTCTGCTGCATTAATAAGAGAGTCAGGTCTTACAGGTTTAGCACCCCATAGTTTTTTCTTTACTATCTCTCCCTCTCCAAGTACAAGATGATCGTTGACATCATTACGATCTAACCTAGCTATTGCAACCTTACCTTTAGGTAGTACTTCTAAACATTTCTCTACTGCTTTATTACCTGCGTCATCATTATCAAAGCATAAGACTATACGACAATAAGTATCTAACCATTTGTAGTTGGCTGCCAAATACTTAGCTGCTGACTGTACTCCTGATGGGATAGAGATACAGGGAAACTTGTTACCTTGTATTTGTGACCCACTCATACAATCAATTTCGCCTTCAAAGCAACTAACAAATACAGATCCATTACTACCATGTTGTCGCCATAGATGCTGACCCCATAGCTGTACGTTAGATATGTCTCCTAACCAAACAAACTTCTTATCTTGAAAACGTATATGTTGTGCTACATCCCTTCCTTTCTGGTCTTTATAAGTAGCAACTTGTACAGGTTGCCCTCTATATTCTGCCTGTCCATATCCAAATAGTTCGCAAGTTTCTTTGGTGATTCCACGTTTAGCTAAAGCTATAGGTGTTACCTTCAATAGTTTTGGATTTGTTTTCTTTAGTGGAATAACATTCGTCACTTTCTTTTCCTTGTTTTGGTTTGGGTAGTAGGTGTATTCGCAGTCCATAGTGAAGCAATGTTCATGTCCATCATCAAAGACTGCACAATTTTTTTTGCCACAATCAGGGCAAACTTTTTTATTCTTGTATGTGCTTTTCATTATTTAAATTACATTTGTGTTCATTCAAAATTACATCTACCCACTCGTCACCATTCCAAACAATCCATATATTTCTATGGTCATCATATAAAGTGCAACCGAGACTAGGGTTTTGTGGTAAAGGATAGCTAGGCATCTTTAATTTTAAGTGCAAGGTTAGTTTGACTTAAGGTGTATTGAAAAATAGATTTAGTAATCATTTCTTCGTATGTGTTTCTTGCTGTCCATTCTTTACCTTTAGAAATTAATCGTGGATGATCGCTTTCTAATTTATTTAATAGAAAAATCAAATCTCGTATGCGACTACGGATTTGTTGTTTACGATCATCTATGTGTGGGTTAGTCATACCATTCAGTAGGAATAAATTTATCGCAGTAGAGAAACCCATGTCTCTCACACCATTTGGCATAAGAGATAGAGTTCTTTGCTTTGGTTAGTTTGGTCTTGCTATTTTGAAAACAAAACCTGATGTCTAGTTCGGGTCTAGTCTTCTTAATAACAAGATGTTTTCTTCTGTCCTCAGAGGAAAAATATCCTTTCGTTTCACAATAGAAATCATTAAGGATAAAGTCTGGTCTGTAGCTGTAGCTAATTGTGTAGTCAATGCTGATAGTTTCATAAGTAAATTTTATTTTCTTTTTGTGTAAACTGTCGGCAAAGGTAGCTTCAAACTTACTCTTATACTTAGAAGTCGGCTGCGGTTGCAGTCGTTTTTTCTTCATAGTTTGATGGTTCTGCTGCTTCAAAATCGCTTGCTCCCCCTCCTGTAAATGGAACTATATTCCTAAAACAAATGCTCAATGGAATACATTTAATACCAACACCATTACCGCCAGCATCATATCCTTTAGCAAGGAAAGACATTTGACCAGTAGTTTCTGGGTCTATCTTTTCAAGCTGCTGTCTTTCTTCATCAGACATTAAACGTAAATCGTTTGTGTAAAACGCAACAGGTGTATTGTTGTATGGCTGTCCTGTATTAGGATTGACACCACTTGCTTTTTTAGAAACTTTTACTACTAAATAGTCCTCTTCAAATGACCAAGGAAAACTTGGCTCACCTGTCTTTTGACTTTTAGTAAGTGTAAATATTCTATCTGGAAAAGCTTCTTTTAAACTTGCTTTCCATCCTTCAAGTAGTTGCTCTAGTTTCTGAACCATAAAGCTAGTAGCTTCTACCAAGTTACCCTGTTCGTTTTTAATTTGACTACCTACTGGTATAAGTAGTTCACCCTTCCATTTTCTTACACCTTTATATTCGTCAGGTGTTACATAATAAGACCAACGAAATTTAGTTCCGTTTGGCGAGACAAGTTTAATTGTCTCAGGTTTTGGACCTGCTTGTTCCATGAATTGTACCTTGGTTAGTATCTGGTTTTATCGTCTATAAAAGACGTTCACTTATTGTACCTTAGTTCTCTGTTAAGTAAATATATATGGTGCTGTCAACACATCTGTTATATCAAACTCCCCCATGTGTAGTGCTGGCGGTAACTCGTTGCTATCACTTAGTTGTTGTACTGATTGATGATATAAATTATCTAAATTATTATCGCTATAAATATTGAAGAAACTTTGCTTAACACATTCAATAAATCTTTCAAGTTCACTAGCTGGACTTCCATAACAATCGTGGATAATACAAAAGTTTTTTAACCCCTGTTTACCAGCTTCAACTAAACTCATGTGACAATGTGCTGCGTCAAGACTATGAATATAATTACTTGGAAAACCCTGTATTTGTTTTCGTTTATCTATCTTTGTTTTATTAGATTCATTTAAAGATAACTTGATACTTGAATTACTTATCTTTGTTGTTACTCTTTTTGCTTGGCTTTGATAATAATTTTGTTGAACATAAAAACCACTAGGACTATGCCAAGCTATCGGTTTATTTTCTTTATTAAAACATTTTGCTATATCTGTTAAATGATTTAATAGTTGTGGTGACTCAGGGGTTACATACTTAACAGCTTGCTCGATCATAACTGCAAGATAAAAATTGTTCTTAAAATTTTTGGCCATAAAAACATTTTCATTTACAAAATATTTTTCTATATAATTTGCTATACCGTATGTCGTTGAATTATAAGGAACCATTAATACAGGTTTCTTTATAAATGCTCTTGTAAATTTATCTCGTTCTTTATACCACTCTTTAGCTTGGTCTGTAGTGTCATGTTTTAATAGCATAAGCAATACATCTAACACTTGTTTATATAAGTCTTGTGGCTTTTTAACTATCTGCAAGTTAACTTTATTCGCTAACTTTTGATTACCTGTAAGACCTGCTATGTGTTGATAACCATTGTTTGTACCATCAAGACAACAAACATGATGTGATACATAACCCCAACCATGTATTTGAAATTCACTCCATTCTTTACACCATTGCAAAAATTGAAATGGTTCTTTTGCTTGACCCCAAATATCTATATTACTAATAGGGTCTTTATAAACATCTTCAGCCCAATCAGTACCAAGAGAATGTGCAAACTTTATTCTATCTTCATACGATTCTTTGTTTAATCCATAGTGATTGGCTCCGCTAATTGCCAGCCAGTTTAGTTGCTCCATATTATCTATAGCTGCACCCCTATTAAATATATGTAAACCTCTAGCTATGTCATTTCCTTGTGGGTGAAAGTTAGCAGTAACAGGGTACATTCTTCCTGTCCAATCAAATTGATATATGTGATGAAATTTTTCACCAACATATTTTTTTGCAGTATCAATCATAGATATTATTTGATACCGTTTGCTTTTATTTTGTGCGTTCATATCATGTATTAAGGATGCTAAGTATCTCCACTCCTTCCAAGCTTCTGGATCTTGTTCTTTATTGATTGGTTTCGTTGGTACTTCCTTAAGTTCTCTATCAATCAATGAACCTACCTCTATACGTTCTTCCCAACAGTATTCAAGAATATCAAGAACAAATTTATCTACTGTCCACTCAGTTTGACTTGCCAAAGATAACGCTTTCAGACATAGTGTTAAGTCTTGTTCTTGTACTTTTTTTAAATGGTCTCGATCAGTAGATTTTATTGCTCTTGTTTGTAATCTGTCTGTAAAATATCCTCCATCATTTATTGATGTCCACTCTCTAGGTTTATCGTAACAAGGTAATAGTTGTGGATATAAAGCTATCCTGTTAGCTCTACCCTGTTGTATATATTTCATATAAACATCAGTAAAAACAACAAAACTTGTTGTAGTTTTACCAACTCTTTTACTAATAAATTTAATCATTTTTAATTTCATTGCTGTAAGTTCTATTAACTTCAATCCAACTCTTAATTTATTAGTCCTAGACCAAGGTTCAAAGCTATGACCTTTACGGTTCATGTGATGAATCATTACACGTTTTTTATATCCGTCATGGTTGGTATCTTTTGTATGGTTTTTTATAGCTTTAAAATGTTTAGGGTCTTGCTTTTCAAACTCAGTAAACCTAAGTTCATCTTCTAACATTTGACCTATCTTTACAGCAGTTTGCGTTGTAGTTTTTTGTACACTTATACAATCAATAATTTGTTTAAAAGCAATAAAAGAAACTACATCTAAGTCAGGGAATTTTGATAAATAAATTGCAGATATAACTTGCCTTCCAGCTTTACCAGTAAAAGAAACTTTAATATGTTCTTTAAGATATTTTGTAAGCTTATCGAGACCTGCTTCAATTAAATTTCTAGCGTAATAATTTTCAGATTCTTTCCCTTTTTCTATATTTTTATTTTGTTTACTGATCTTGTTATAGGCTGAGATACTACAGATACTTTGCTCTAGCTCTAGTTGTTTCTTACTTGGTTCAATCATTCAATACACCTACAACAGAATGTAAGGCTCTTGGCTGTAGGTGTGCATAGATCATGGTTGTCTTTATATCTTCATGACCTAACCAATCCTTAACAAGTAGCAAAGGAACCCCACGTTGCACCAATCTGCTTGCTGTTGTATGTCTACATAGGTGTAAGGTATAAAACTTTTTATCGGCATAACCTAACGACTTTCTAGCGTCTTGCCAGATACCGTTGAGCTGGTCATATTCAAGACTAAATAACCTATCAAAATCTTTTACTTCTCTGTAGTATCTCCTTATTTTTACTTGTACTCTATCGGTCATAGGTACAGCTACAGCTTGATCGTTTTTTCTATCGTTAAAGTTAATTTGATTATTGTCAAAGTCAACAAATCTTTTTTCTAATCCAAGTAGTTCATTGACCCTGCAACCAAGATCAATAAGGCAACTAACTATATCAAATGCTTCATAGTAATCATTTTGTATAAAATATTTAAGAAGTTCATCTTCCATATCTTGAGTTAAATATTCTACCTTTTGTTTCTTTATCCTATGTCTTTTGGGTAGTCTAACTTTATCAATATATCCGTCATCAATCATGTGATCTAAAACTGTTTTTAAATAACCTCGTTTTGTATTAACAACAGCCTTACTATTTTTTAATTTTAATAGTAAGTAATCCATCATTTTATTTACAACAGGTGTTGTAATTTTGTTTACTTTTAAATCTCCAATAGCTTGAATGTTATGCTTCATAGCTGTAAGAAAATTCTTGGCTGAGTCAGTACCGTTGTACTGTCTTTTATACACTATCCGAGTAGCTTCCGATAGCGTTGGAATTGTTTTTTTCATAGTGGTTCTAAATAAAAAATTAATCTGTCATCAAGTCATCTATCATTTCAAGATAACCCTTCTTGCCAAAGTCTATTAAACCTTGCGTTGTATATTCTCTTGTAGAAAACTTATTCCCACAAACAGAACAAGTACGAGACCGCCATACAAACGGTGTCGTACTCTTCTGGTTAGTACCAGTTCCATTTCTTTTAATAGAATTGTTTACTGCTGATTCAAGAGAACCGCATTTACTACACTTCATAAATCTTGTTCCCAAAATTTAATAAGGGTCTTTAACTCTGCTATCCGCTTTTCAGCATGAAGTTTTTTCTCAAGCTTTCTAGTTGTAATTTGTTTCAACATGGCTTGAGTTTCTTTGTTGATCTCTTCCATAAAATTCATTCGTTACTCCAATCTCTTTTATTAATTGGCACTCTCATTTTTATTGAAGCAATAAAGTAAGAGTGACCGTCAGAAGGGTCTTTTCTAATAACACTTTGACATGAAAGTGTGCGTTCAAATGGACAATCCCATTGGTACTTTGTAATTTTTTTAAAGTACTCATCTTTTGGAATGTCAATAAATTTTCTTTCTTCTTTCATTGTGGTTCCTCTGTTTTGATTTGGTTAATAGTTTTAATAATTTCTTGTTTGTAATACTCAATAGTTTCATCTACTAAAAGGTTGCCCTCTTTATCAGAGGGCGGAAAGATAGCAAAGTTTCTATCGGTAAGTTTAACGGCTCTATGCAATATGCAGTCAAGCTCAAAGAGAGTGGCAGTTTTTGATCTAGTCATCTTCTAACCACTTCTCACCTTCTTTTAATACACCAAACAAACGCATAATGTCATCATACGTTTGTTTACCTGATTGAGTCATACATTGATAATCCCAACCTAAGTCAGTTAATTTTTCAAGAAGTTTTTTACCGCTAATATTCATGATTAATTTCTCCCTGTTTCGATACCAGTAACTTGCTCAAACTTTGATAAAGCTTTATTATTCATACCGCCAATATGCCAAAAGTGTTTATCTTTTGGTGTATCGTCTAGCTTCCAATCATAAACAGTAAAGTCATCAGTCATCCATTCAACAGATACCTTACCGTCACCATCATTTACTGTTGGTTTTGAATAAGTTCCTTCTCTTTTGTAGTCTGGTTCTCCTAGTGCATTAACTAGCTCGTCATAAGTTGTTAAGGCATAGCCTTGTAAGCATGAAAACATCATGATGTGGTTCTCCTTTTTTTGTGATTAATAACTATGGTTTTACACATAGCCATATCTATTATTATGCAAACATAAAAAAATGTCAACCCTAAAAAGTGTGGACTTTCTAAGATTGACTTTATTGTATGCAAGTTGATTAAACTTGATTCAACTTTTTCTTATTGCGGTATGAGTCAAGATCAGTACTAAACCCGCCCATTGAAACAATTACTAACTGTCTAAAGATTTCGAAAACTTTTTCAATATCTCTAATTGGATTGATTGGTTCAATATCAGAATCATTAAATGCTCTATGAAAAGCTAACCATTCCTCAACATATTGATAGACTTCAAACTCTAAGCCTTTCTTTTTATTTTCATTAAAAGAATTAATAGAGTTACAAACAAAGTCTTGATTCTCATTAAACCAAAAGACTCTTTTAAAATCTTTTGATGTAATTGTTTCTTGTTTCTTGTTAATCATTTGTGGTTAAAAGTAAGGGTGTAAAGATACCTAGAAGATAAAACAAGTATCTTCTAGGCGATTTTGAGTGGACTAAACTGTAGATTTTTCTACAAATTCTGGGAACTCTTGAGAAAGTCTTTTTTCTATGGTTTTGTAATCCATATCAAATTCAACAATCATTTTTTCCCTTTCGGTTTTACGAATCTCTTTTCTTTCCTTAGTTTTTTTAATCTGTTCTTTAAGGTTTTTAATCTCATCTAGATAATATTTAACCTGATCATCACAGGCTGAAATTTTATTATCCATTTGTTCAAGTTGTTTGAAATAACCTTTACGGTCATATCCCCAACCATCATAATTATCATCATCTAATGATCTTTCAAGATCATAGAATCTGGAATTAAGATCATCATTCCATAAGTCAGATTCTTCTCCGCCTAATTCAAACATTTTTGAATGAAATTTTCCGAGAATTGGAAAGGCTTTTTCAGCCCATTTTAAATAGTGTCCAGCTTTCATAGTTAGTGGTTCTAAGTTAAGGTTTACAAGTGAAAGGTTTATGAGCCTTTCATAGAGGGCTAGAAAGCCCTCTAAGAAAGATTCTGAACTATTGCTCACCTATTACTAGGTCAGCCGCTTTAACAGCACTTGAGAATACTTTCATAAGGTTAGATGCTTTACCATCTAAAGCACTTATCCAAGACTCAAAATAAGATACATGATTTTGAGTATCACAACTTATTTGAAGTCTATTAGAAATTAACAAGCTAGAAAATTCTGCTGTCAATTCTTCCAATGCTCGGTTACTTGTTTTTGAGTAACCTTTTAACCATGCTCTATCTAACCTTTTAGAGTTACCAGTAGCATGAGAAAATTCATGAGCAAGTGTTGATAAATAAGCTTCATCATTTTTAAAAGTTGATCTATCAGGCATAACTACCATATCTAAACTAGGCTTGTAATATGCACTATCTGAACCATGCTTAAGACCGCCTTCTAATTGATCTTTGAAGATCATTAAACGATCATGAGCAAGCTTACATCTTTTAGCTAGTGGTTTAGCTTTCTTATCGCAATTAGTTTTATGATCTTGAATGATCTTATCTAATTTTGCTTGGGACTTGCTATCCTTACCAGCCATATCTTGAATGTTAAAAACAGTAGCACCTTTAAATCTAGTTTTAATAATAAATTCTTGGTTCCCATCTTTATCAAGAATAGGTTTATTATTCTCATCTTTAAGATCAATTTTTATTAAATTTGGTCTTAAAATTCTGGCACATTTTGCACCTTTTTTAACTATAAAATTTTCTTTTTTAGCCTGAGAATAACCAGCCCATAAAGCTAAGTCTTGACCTCTAGAAAACATATACATTTCTAGTAATAAAGGATTAGCTCCTGAGTATTCATGACCAGTTAAAAAATTAGTGTGAACACCTGAGTTAGTAGGTGTCCAAGGTTTATGCCAAGGTGACTTATTTTTATTGGAATTAATGATATTCATTAAATCCTCTAAAATCTGTTCTTCTACTTTGACTTGTGGTTTTGAAAATGCCATTTGAATTAGTGAGATAGTTTTAATAATAGAATTTAATCTATTGATATTAATATATATACTAATATCCAAAAAGTAAATACTATGTAAACTTTTGTTACTTTCTTATTTATTTGTTTATACTTTCTTATCCTTTTTTATTCCCTTATTGTTTATATTTTTGTTTCTCTAATTTATCTTTAATTGTTTATATTTTTTATTCTTTAATTTATCCTTAATTCTTTATATTTTTTGTTGCTTATCTTCTATCCAATTCTTATTACTTTTTATTTACTAATTGTACTCACTAAATAATACTACCGATTACTTAGAAATTGATTTGTAAGTAACATTTTTGATTTGACTACAAATACCCACTAAATAATATTATATATATTCTGAGACACCAGTTATATCAATGATTTTGCCTAGAAAAACCTTTATATATATAGAAAATTAAGTCGAATGGGGAATTTTGGGGTCGACATATACGCTATACCCCTTCAAATTTTTCCGTTAAATTTTTTTTAGTAAGAAACCATCAAGCAAACTGTCCAAAGAACAGACAGGGAAGGGGATCTGAGAGGGATTCTTAAGGAGTACCTTAGTGTAAGGAGTAAGTTCTTCTCCTATAGTGTCCATTAATAGCGTTTATCAATGAAACCATCATCAGATACGTTGGTATTTCTAATTTGTTGAGGAGTCATCCCCATAGCAGATTGAGATATGGTGTTATTCAGAAGGGAACCCCAGTTATCTAGGTGAATGGAGAGGAGTTCATCTTTACGTTTAGCGATATTTGTATCTTCAGTTTGAGCCATGTACTCAGTCCAGTAGCCAACTGCCCCTGCGAGTGAGTCAGCGAGGTCATCATGAACGAGAGAACCTCTATGTCTTGATAGTCGGGATAGTTGATAGACAAGTTGAAGCTTTAATCTACGTTCAGGAGTTTCTTCAGGGTTAGAACGGAAGTCTTTTTCTATCACTTTCTGGTCAATTATTAGACGGTGAGAGTTCATAACAGGTTCTAAGGTATCAATTATTCGCAGTTCTTTAGTCTTATTGTTTCTGACATCTTCTAGTTGGCATGGATGAAATCGCATTAGGAAAGGTTTTAGAAGTTGAGAGAACATACCGCCACCAAAGTTTTGTTCAACAAGTATTTTATTGATCTTATTATCTCTAGCAACCTTGGCTATCTTCTCAAGAACCCTATCTGAGTACCCCCCAGAGAGACCTAAACACTCTGTTACGTATAAATTACCGTTCAACATTTTTACACAGCTTATAGCGGTCTGATCCTTACCAGTTCCAGATGGGTCAACGAACATAACGGAACCTGTATATTCTATGAAGTCTCCAAATTGTTGGGCAGGTCGGTAAAACCTGTCACCGTTAAAGCCTACACATTGCAGATCGGTGATTACATATTCGGGAGAGTTGGACCAAATAACTTTTTCGGGAGCAAATTCTTTATTAACTGGCATTATTACGAGGTCATTTATTTTTAATGGGTAACGATCTTGGTCAGATAGTGTTGTATCTAGCTGGAATTGCAGGTTAAAGCCACTACGACCATAAGAAGCTTCTCTTTCCATAAGATCCTGTGCAGAGAACCTAATCGGGTCTACAGGGTCTTTTGGTTGGGCTATACCGTCTGTTAATTCCTTGAGAATTTTAGGAGCAAGTCTATCTCCGTAGTTATTTTTTAGATTTGGGTAACGTGCAGTCCATATTCGTGTTTCATATCCTCTTTCTTCTAGTGTTAGGTACACAGAATTTTCTACTTGAGGAGTACCAAGAAAGGTAATCTTACCGTTAGGTTTTAGGATTGCTTCAAATTCTTTTACAGCTTCACTAAGTTTGTCTCTCATTGGTTGAGTAAAAGAATTATTAGGAACCTCTACGTCATCAGCAATTACTTCGTCTGCCCTAGCTCCTGACATCTGCCCTAGAACCCCTCTAGAAGAGCATGAGGGAGCATGGTCAGCTTGTGCTGGTCTTACATCAAAACTCACTTTACTGTTTCTCTGGTCATCCCTAGGTATCAACCCAGAAAGGATTGGCATTTCGTTTATAAGACGCATAGTAAAGGTCGTAAAATTATCAGCTCTGTCTTTACTGGCAGATACAACTAAGAACTTTAGTTGTGGGTTCATACGAAGTCGCCACACAACGTAAGTAGAAGTAATCCAACTTTTACCTACCCCACGAAATCCTTGAATGATCTTACGTCTAGCACCATATTGTAGATATTCAGCTATATCTAACTGAACAGGAGTAGGATCTGGTAGGTTTAGATGTCTCCAAGTAACGATTAAGAAATATCTAAAGTCTTGTAATTTTTCTGGTAAAGGATGCAATTATAATTCAGCTAAAGGTACAGCTTCTAAGTCTGGTAAACCTTTCATTAGTTCTGCCATAGGGTTACTTTCTACAGGAATACACTCAACACCGTTATCTTTTAAGAATTGTCTAGCTACGTTTAGATCACCAGCTTTTGCATCACCACTTTTAATCTTATCTAATAATTCTTTAGCTAAACATAAATGCAAAGTTTCTAAAACTTTTAAACTTCTATCCATGATTAGTATTGTTTTTAATTAATATAATCATTTTTTAGTTCTATTGCCAAACAAAACATACTTAAGTTTACCTATAAAACCTAATTTACTTTCTTTTTTGTACTGTTCTAGTTTTTGTTCAAGTCTCCAAAGTTCACTTTCTGTATCAGAAATCCGAATTAAAGCTGCTACAAGTAACATATCTTGCAGTCTTATTTGTTTTACAAGGTCACAACAATAGTCTTTGATAACAAGATCAGGTAAATCTTTCACCTCTCTGCATTTTATTTCTATTTCAAGCTCTACTTCAGGAGGAGGATTACCAATAAGAACATCAAAAAATTCTTTGTGGTTCATATTAGTTCAACTTTGGGAAAAGTTGCTGCTCCAACATATCTACAGCTTTGTCGTCTAATGTATTCGAGGTCTGCTTACATATTGCCCGAAGCAAGTCCAACACTAACCTCTTCACAGCAGTCGTAGTGAAGAATTTTAGTAATACTGGTTTTAGTATTTTTAGCATAGTTTTGTGTGTTACTTCCCAAACATAGCTAACTTGCTAGTATTAGACAAGAGTTTTACGTTTTTATGGCAGAACAACCAAAAGAAAATAAAAAAGGAGTCTGGTTTAAATTACAAGAAGCAGTACCAGATCGTGAAGAGCAGTTTGAGTTTGTTTCTTTAGCTGTCAGATTAACGCTATTGCTTTGGGCTACTGCAATGCTCAGTTTAAGCTATTTAGACTTAAGCAAACTTGGCATACCACAACAAAAAATTGACCCGACATTTATAGCTTCGGTCTTTGTGGGGCTTGCTAGTTCTTTTGGAGCTTCTATTACACAAAAGGGTAAAGAGAATGGCAGTAAAAATGGTAAGAGTGTAAAGGCTGAGTTGCAAGAAGTGTTAGGTAATACACAACTTGTACGGATTGATACTCCTATAAGACTAATAGTAGATCCTAAACAGGAAAAAAAATGAAGAAACTTTTATTATTAGGTTTATTTTTGGCTGCTCCTTGCTATGCAAACGGAGTACCAACGTGGAGTACTGGTTCTTCTAATAGAACTGAGAATACTACACAGACTATTACACGCTCCATAGTGACCGAGAAATATGGGTCAGCTTTAAATACTTGGGAAGCATCTAATATTGCTGTTACAAGTGCTAATAGTGGCGGCATAACTCATACAGATGCAATCTTTACTCCTAAGACAGATACCGCAGATTGGTCACTTAGTATTACTACTAGAGCAGCTAGTCAAAAGATTGAACAAATTACACAGAATGATGCGATTACGACTACTAGCGTTATCACTTCTTTGTCTGTCTTTAGTCAGTAAAGCAAGAGCCGAAGGCGATACAAACGTACAGGCTCAACCTAATGCTGTAGGTAATTCATCAATAATTAATCAGAATATGAATGTTAATAATGGAATGACAGGTAAGTTGCAGTTTGGAAATCTAGTATGTAGCCAACCAACAATGGCATTTACACCTTTCTATACAGGTAATGATGCAGAGAATCCTAGTAGTGAGACTTATAGTATCAATGAAGGTTGGGGATTTCAGATGTCATTTATGATCCCACTTGGAACTAATAACGAAACGTGTTCGGATTTAGCCAAAGTAAAGCTAGACTTAGCCATAGAAGAACTAGACAAGCAAGTGCATGATAAACAATTAGTGAGAGTCTTGAAGTGTAGTCAGCTTCACGCATCAGGCTACATGATAAATCCTAAATCTAAGTTCGCATACATCTGTAATGATGTAATCAATATACGAAGTTATGTAAAAGCTAATCCTTCTTTGTTTGAAAATCCTTCACCTCCTTCTTCAGAACCTTAGTAAATATTTTCTTAGATGTTTTCTTGATAAAAGCTAGTACAGACTGCATAGCAATACCACCTGCTACAGATACAACTGAAGCTGTACCTGCTGCTATTACACTTGATGCTATGACCTCTGGGGCAGGTATAGGCATTTCCCCAAAAAAAGGTATATTAAATGTAGCTACAGATTCAGATGATAAAGTTTCTTTGGGGATTGGCAGGTTTGTCGGTATTGTCTCTGGTGTTAGTTTTAACGCTTCCTCCGTTGAAGATGCTTTTTCTTCTTCAGCAGAAGATCCCTGATCTCCCAGACCCGACTCAACTTGTTCCAGACTCGGTAAAAGAATTGGATCTAGATATGGAATCTCTGCCACAGGTGGATAAAAAATTGTTTTAGGTGGTACGAGATAATCTGTATTAGGTAAATTAATCTCAGGTATGTCCACTAACTTTAATTTTTAACATTATTAATTTTCTTTAAATATTAAAACTTGAGTATAAATTTCTGTATCAAATCCAGAAGAATTACCTAATCCTTCACCATCAATATTCCCTACCCTTTGTCGAATATCAAATGATTTTGTACCACTAATAGTAAATCTACAAGTTAAATTAATATGTCCACCTGTAACAGCAGCATCACGAATATAAACAACTTGCGAATATGCTACTGTTGTTCCATCTGTAATGTTATAAAGTAATGCTTTTGAACTGTTTGTTCTATGAGCAGGAATACTAGCTTGAATAATATAAGTGCCAGCTATTAAGGTAAAATTATTACTTGATAATGAGACAAAATTACCAGTATCAAACACTTCGGTGTTTAAATCTCTTTCAAAATATCCAGAATTATTAGGTGGTTGACCTCCATGTGTACCTGCTGACTTCTGATCTTGAAGTAAAGCAATACCAGAAAATAAACCAGCACTAAGTCCAGTTAAGTTTGCTCCGCTAATTGCTGGCAATGCTCCTGTTAAGTTAGCAGCAGGTATTGATGTAAGGTTAGCTGCACTAGCAGCAGGTAACGTAGCAGGGAAACGTGCATCTGGAACTGTGCCTGATGTAAGGTTACTTGCACTTAAAGCTGTAAGGTCTTTTGCTGTGTTTGCTGCTATAGCTGTATTAATTGAGTTAGCCAACTTATCTGCTGTTACTGCATCATCAGCTAATTTAGATTCCGTTATACTTCCAT